CTTCTGGAGTTGGTCCAGCGCGCGCTCATCTTTGGCATCCAGAGACAGCTTGACGGAGCCAGACGCCGTGCCGCCCTTGGGCTTTGCTTTTTCGATGGTCTCTGCGATGATGTACTGGAGCGAGCCCTTGAATTTGCCCGTGGCCTTCTTGTGGCCGGCCGTGCGCGCGAGCTTGTACACATCGACGACGCTCCGGGCGTAGCTCGCCGAAACGTCGCCGGCCCACTTCTTCATCGCCTTGTCGGCCGCCGCGTATGCAGCGGCAAGCGTGCCGCCGCCGGCGTACACAGCACCTGCCGAGCGGGCCGCTTGAGCAGCGCGCGCGTCCCACTTGGCCACCAGCGAGCGACGCGCGTTTGTCTCGATCCTTGCCATCTGCGCGACCTCGGACAGCCCGAGCGCCTTGGCCACAACGATGTCCTCGCGCCGTTGCGCCGCGTCGGTCACGTCGCGCGATGCACACTGGCAGTCGGCGGCGTGGGCTAGCAGAGCGAGCTGATTCACTCGTCGCTTTCCAGCGCCTGCTTCTTCCAGAGCGCCTCGGCCGCTCTGGTCATGTTCTTCAACTTCTTGACGACAGCATCCGTGCCTTCGTCTGGATCCAATTCCAGATCCAGCTCGCCGTCGTCGCCCAGAATATTGAACGCCTTGAGAATCTTGATGGCAGTCACCTGCTGCCCAGGCTCGGTGGCGTCTGCTTCGTTCTTGACGGCCTCTGCCATGGTAAGGCTGAAGGGCGTGTCTGCGTCGAAGCCTGCTGGGAATTCGGGCAGCTCTTGGCTCAACACTTCGCTCAGAACCTGGCGAGCGATTCGAGGCGTCATGCCGCCCGTCTTCTCGGCGCCGGCGAGGATCTTCACGAGCTGAGAGTTGTCGGTGGTGTTCGGGCTGTTGCTCTTGAACGTGTGATACACCACGCCCATCTCCGGGAAGATGACGCGGTTGATCAGCTCGTCGAATTCGTTGCGCTCGGGCGCGAAGATCTGCTCATCAGCGAGCCGGCGCGAGGCCTCGGCCGTTGCTCGGCTGTACTCATCCGAGCGGCCGACGAAGATGGGCGGGAGCCTCCATGCGCGCCGAATCTTGTCCTGGTTCTTCTCGCTGTAGTTCTGGAACAGAGCGTCTTTTTGTTGCGTGTTCTGCAGCGGCTTGATGTCGATCTTGACCTGGCCGCCGTCATCGCCTTCGTCGCCGAACGGCTCGCCCTCCACGATCAGGAACTTGCTGTAATTGTCCGAGCCTTGGATCTGGCTCTCCACGAACGACTCGATGCGCGCGATGGTGCCGTCAGTCAACGCGCCGTTGGACACGCAAACGACCATCGACGGGATGTTGTTGTTGCGAAACGTGATGTAGTTGATCTCTTCAGCAGCGCGGTCGCCGAAGATGGACAGCAGGTTGCCGATGTACCGTGGGAGCCCGTACGGCGTCCGCGCGCTGTAGATCTTGAGGTGGAACACCTCCGTGGCCAGCATGTCGTCCGGAACCGGCGTTGCGGCAGTCTCGAATTCGCCCGTTTCCTTGTGCAGACGGCGTGGGTCGCCGAACTGCTTGAACCAGCGGACCTTTGAATCCATCATCGCGAACGAGCGGCCGAAGCCGAAAATGGCGCGCGATTGCACGAATCTGCGGAAGCGTTTCCACTCCTTGATCTCCACGATCTTCACGGAGTCGTCGGGTTGGAGCTGGACGATCTTCCGCGTCACCAGCATCGGGTCGTCATCCAACCGTCCGAGCCGCATCTGGTACGCGGGCATGTGCGTGAACGCGCAGATCTCGCCGGGGTTGTCCTTGTTGGCTTCGCCCGAGCGCAGCACCTCGAAGTAGGCGTTGCCCGTCATCTCCGTGTCGCGCCGGAGCTTGCGCCTGAATGCCACGAAGCTTTCGTCAGTGCAGTACTTGAAGAAGTTCTGGAGGCGCGCGTGCTCGGCCTTGGACTCGCCGACTTCGGGCGGTTGTTTCGAGCCCTTGGGCGAGCCGTCGACATCGTCACTCTTGTCGAAGTCGCTCGTGCGAAGCCGAGAGACGAAGCGGCAGCCGTACCCCTCAATGTTCACTTCCATTGCTTCGACACACTGGTTTAGCTCGCTGCTGTTCTCGGCGAGCATGCTTAGCGTCAGCATGTCAAACGGTGGCTCGATGACGCGCCCCTTCTCCATCAGCGCCGCAAATGGCTCCTCGGGAAGCGTATTGGACTTCTCCGGTGCGCCGCCGGACGTGGATCCGTTCGCTTTATTCACGCCAACTTCAATCACCCGGGCGCGAACACCGCGAAGGGCGCTCTTGTTGGCTGCGTTTCCCGATGCGTTGGCCTCCGCGAAGTTGACTTCAGTCATCTCCTCGGAAGACTACCTTCAGATCACGCCCGGCTCGCGCTCGCGACGCTTGCGGCCTTTGCCCATCTTGGACACGTGATAGGCCAATTCAAAGGCGTCAAACAGATCGTCGTGAGGCGCATTGGGAAAAAGCACCATGTGTTCGATCAGAAGCTGTTGTGACTTCCTGAAGAACATCTTCTTGTCCTCGAACACCGGCGTGAACTTCCAAGCACGCACCATCTTGTCCTTGTCCGTCTTGATTGACTTGAGACGAACGTCGGGCGCGCGGTCCTTCAAGTTCTGGTATTGGGCTTCTTGGTAAGCCACAGTCTCAATCCCAATCCGAATCGGATCCCAACGGCGAGCAAACTCCAGAATCTTGTCCGTCTGCGCGTTGAAGCGCAGTTGGCCCTCGAAGTGATCCAACACGTAGTACGCCGTGCGGTCGGCCGTCGTGCCGATGACGACGATCGCGAACTTGTCGGCGGCCTCCGACTCGCTGATGGCGAGGTCGACACCCATGAAGATCTGAAGCTCGCCCTTGTTCGGCCACTGGTCGTCGGGCAGCGTCTGGCAGTCGTCGAATTGGAACACCTCGCCCTTCATCGCTTCCGTATCGCACTGATACTGGGCGTTGAAGATGATGATGCCCGACTTCTTGCGCTTCTCGGCGAACCACTGCGGCGGGTATTTATCCGGCCAAGGCGAGCGCCCGTCTTTCAGCGCCGGGATGATGTTGTGGTGCTCTTTCAACTCGTTGTCGATGAGATGCCCGTACAGGTCGCCGTAGTGATAGCGCGTGCCCTGGCGGTGGTGTTCGCCACGGTGGGGCACTTCGTTGTGCGTCGGGTCCAACGTCTGGTAGTACCACGTGTGCGTCTTCTCGCGTTGGCCCTTGGTCCTGCTGTTCTCCTCGTCGATCAAGTCGTCGGAGATGATGACGTCATAGTGCTTGGAAACGATGGTGGTGTCGACGCCGACGCACGTGATCGAAGCCTCCTTGTTTGGCTTCGTCCGAGGCAACACCTCAATCTCGCGCGTGTCCCACTTCGTGACCTTCCGTTGGTCGTAGTGCGGCCCGAAGATCTCGGCGAGCAGCTGGTTGGACTCGAAGTGGTTCTTGATCTCCTTCAAGAAGCCTTCGGCGTTCATCGCTGTCTTGGAAGCGATGAGGATCCGCAGATTCGGATTCTTCAACAACAGGTGAATCGACTTCGTGATTGTGCAAGAGGTCGACTTGCCAGCGCCGCGGAACGCGAGCTGGAGATTGTCGGGGTGCAGAAACTGATACCGTAGCATCGACAGATGGAACGGTTGAAGCTTCAGGCCGAGCACGTAATTGGCCAGGATGTCGATGCGGTTGTTTTCGACCACCTGACGACGCACCCACTCGTTGCCCATCGACCGAACGTGCTTGAAGTGCGTCAGCAGCTCCGGACGGTCGGCAGCGACGATAGCCTTGTGGCTGAGCGACGCGACCTTGCTCATTTCTGATAGCCGTGAAACGGGGCCGACCAGCCCACGCGGCCCTTTTCGTCGACCTTGAACGTGATGCCCGAGTTTTCGAGGATGCTCAGGAGCGCGCCGCGCGCCTCATCGTCAAAGCCTTCGTCGCCGATGTGCTGGTTGTACCACTTGCCGGCTCCGCCCGGGCCGCTCGCGCCGTCGACATAGAACTTGTGCGGCCAGCCGTACTTCCAGTCAGAACCCTGGATCGTGCAGCCTTCGCCCACGAGCTTGATCAAGTCCTCGGGATGGATAGATCCGCAATACGAGCAGCGCCGGAACGTCTCGCCAGCGCTTGTCTCCCAAGCCAACGGACGGCTTGGCGCTGGCCACGCGCCTTCATGGCATGTCGGGCGCTCGGGAAACTTCACAGCGACTCGTGGTGAAGCGCTCCGGCCGCGAACAAGAGAACTGCTTGCGTGGCCGTGATGCCGCCTGTGCATTCGAAGAAAATGCGTCGCGCGTTCACGTTGGGCAGGTCGACTTCATACGCGACGCCTGCGCCGGCGGCAGCGATGAGTTGGGTTGGGTTGCGCACGAGCCACATCCCCATCTCCTCGTTCCAATAGCGGACCGTGAAGGCCGGGTTGGAAGTGGCGCCCACCAGAAGCGTTGTGACGTCGCCGCCGGCATCGAGCGCCTTGATGTCTGCCGTGTTGATCGGCACGACTTGGAGGGCACCCTGAAGGAACGTCGAAAAGTCGCAGCCAAGGCCCTTCTGAGTGTACGGGCCTGCGTCGGCCGCCGTGATAAACCGGATCAGGTTGTAGAGCGGCGCGCGTTGCGGACTAGCTTTGGGCCGGAGCGGGAGCGACATCAATCACCTCAGTTGGAAGTGGCAGCGGCTCGTCACGTGGGTGGGTTGGGACTCACCCTGGGCTCGTTGGAGCCGCTGCCAGGTCCTATCGTAGTCGCTTCGGCTTATTCTTCAGCGGTGAAGTACACCGTCTGGCCGGCGATGTTCAGATTGGCATCCGCGCCGAGCGAGAAGCCGTTTGCCAACGGCGTGACGCCGTTGCCGCCCGTCACGAACGACGTGGTGCCCGCCGTGATCTCTTTCATCATCGATCCGTCCGGCATTTCTTTCTGCCAGGTCGCCGAGCTGAGACCAGCTCCAGCGTTCTGCAAAGAAACTTCAGCGGGACGGAAACCGACCACGGTGATGTTGATGAGAGCGCCGGTGCCGACGAAACTGCCACGATACTTCTTGCGTACGCCTGAGCTCATTTGGGCCTCCTTGAAGCTTGCCGTCTCTTGACAGCCATCCGAGCCTAGCTCAACCCGGCGGCCTGCCCTTGCGGGGCTGGAGATGGACTTCGTTGGTGTGAGGCCCGATGGTAGCCGGAGCTAGCCGAGGAGCAGAGGAAGTTGGCGGTGGCGTTCGGTGATCTGCTTCTTCCGGTCGCCGTGCGCACGGAAGGCGATGATGCAGGCGCGCCCAGGCACCGCGCACAGCTTGCACTTTTCGCAGGTCACGCCCTCGTGGGTCTCAGCAGGGCAGACGACGATCCTGTGGCCGTCGGGCGTCCTGTTGCCGCGATCTGGTGCGTCGTGAGGCAGAACTGTGGTAACGGGCAGCCCGGCGCGGGCGGCCAGGTCGGCCTCTGCAAGAGAGTCGGTCGACA